GTCGCTACCCGTATTGAACGCACTCCCGGCGCCGACGCAGAACTGACCGGCCCACTGGCCGCTCTGGAGCCCGGAAAGGAAGTCGTCCAGCGATGAGCAGTACACGGCCTCCACGATCCGGTACTTGGCCGCTTCCTTTGCCTCCGTGGAGTCCGGCTTCTTCCAAAAGCTCGTCTTGTATGCCGTGCGCCAGTCCCAAGCGTCGATGCCCTCGAAGTCCATCGGCCACGCCCCGTACTTCGTCAGCGCATCCAAGCAATCGCCAACGCTCGCCCCTTGGTCGCGCCCTCCGCAGATGGGAGCGTAGACGGACGCCGGGCAGATTCGGACACGAAAACCTTGCTTGGCAAAGGCGGATACAAGAGCCAGTGCGCCGGACCCGCCAACACACATGTTCGTGCCGTCCTGATCGACTACTTCACTGATCGTCCAACGGCAATCCGATTCAACCCATTCCGCCTCCGGCTTCTTACAGAGCAACCGCGCGGCGATGTCGTGCGAGAATTGGACGATGCCCTGCCGATGCAGCTTGGCAAGAGTCTCCGCCGGTGTCGGAATCAGGCCGTAGTTGTCGCGAACTTCCATCACTTTTTCCCCTTGAGTTGGATTTCACACTTTCCGTCCGGACAGTCCGAGATCGTCCCGCCGCCCCACGTCCGAATCAGGGTCCGAAAGGCCGTATCAGTCGTCGGACAAGGCCCCTCGTAAAGGACGGCAGCGCCATCCGTGGCTTTGGTGATGAAAATATAGGGGGTACCCTTTGCCTTGCCCTTCTCCTGCCACGACTTCCAGGCGTTGGCGTTGGGACCGGTGTAGGGCAAATCCTTGTCGATGAAATAGATCGTGTGTCCTCCGGCCGTCGCCCACTGACGAATGGCTTCCGAATTGCGAATCTTGGCAAACTCGGGCGTTGAGTCGGCCGTCTCCTCAATCACGATGATTTGGCACTTCTGCACGACGGGCGTCGGAGGATCAGGATCCGGATCAGGTGTCGGCCCCGGCGGAACCGGCCCAGGCTGAACGTCTACGGTGATTTCAATTTCGGCCCCTACAACGGCCCCGCCGGGCTGCTCGCTGGGCGAGTCGATCTTGATGAGATACGTCCCGGCGACGGGCGCGGAGAAGTCAATGCGATATTCGCTCGCTGCCCAATTGGCAACCGGCTTACACCGGATACCGACCGGCCGGGGGTAATAGGTCAAGTCGACCAACTTGGCCATCTCGGGCGTCATGTCGATGATCGCAATTTCCAAAACCTGATTGACTGGCACGACACGGGAAACCGGAGTCGGCGCGGGGGCCGCAATCAGCGGCGAAGCGAAGTTCGGCCCGGCGGAAACCGCCGTCGTCATCAGCAACCACAGCAGCACGGAGAAAAACTGCCTCATAAAGAATCCTCCCTTTGAAAGACCCCGGCGGCGTCAAAGGCTAAACACCGCCGGGGTTCCATCACAACAACCTGCCTCACACTTCCTGCGCACACGCAATCCAATCAACCGTCAAGACCAAGGCGGTATCGCCCGCGATGTCCTTAATGCCGATAACCGGCGTCAGGAAACAATCGTCGGGGAATGTCGCGGCGTCGATCTCGGATGCGGTCAACTTGGCCGCAGTCACTTCGACGCCATCGACGTACCAGCGAAGGATCTTCAGCGAAGAGTCGAAGCGTAATCCCAGCTTGACGTAGGTGTCGGCCACCATCGTCTTCAGAGCATTCAGCTTCGTCTTGGTCGCTCCGTCCTGGTACGTCTGGCCGTCCGCCTTGAACGCCCCGTCCACCGCGCCGCCTTCGGCGTACAAATGGGCGAAACCAAGGTGGTTGTAGTCGGCCATGACGCCGGTCGTGTCGACGAACAGGTGGTCCGTCGTTCCGGCGGCGATCTCGGAAAGCCCCAAGAACCACGCCCACTTGGCGGCGGTGATTGCGGACACTTTCAGCCGGCACTCGAAACAGAGATCCTTGCCGGTAATCTTGAACGGGGCGCACAGGCCGCCACCGAACGCCATGACCGCCTCATCGTTGGCCGCGTTGCCGTCAATGGACATTGCAACGGCCCCAAAGGCGTTGGCAACGTCGGCGATTTCGGCGATCGTGCAGCCGGTCCCCGTCAGAATCACCCACTTGTTGTAGAGGGTTGTCGGGCACCATCCGATGAAGTCCTCAAAGAACCCGATGCCCACATTCCGGTCGTGAAGACCGAGAATCTCGTGGGTCGGGAAGTTCTTCCAGAGATCGCCGGACAGGCCGTACCCGTCCGCGTCACTGGGCCTGAAAATCATCTCACTCATCTTATTGTCCTCGCTAAAAGCGTTTTCGTTCAGTTACAAACACAACACACCAACCCCGCCACCATCACGCCACGTAGGCGACGAAATTTGCTCGGCGATCGTAGCACACGATCTGCCCCCAGTTGTCCATCTTGCGGATGCGCACGTTGGACTGATTCGGCGCTTGGAACGGAGCAAACTTCCTCATACTCCAGCCCTGCTTGAACACGCACTCGAACGTCGCCCAGTTGACGCCGTAGATCGGCGCGCTGGAGTCGTAGGCGTCCGAATCCGAATTACTCAGGGCGGGCACCCATTCCAGAGGTGTTCCGCGAACCAACACGTTGCCGCCGAAAGCCGCAACGTCGGTTCCGAGATTGTCGTTGCCAGCCTGCAACAACCGACGGCACGTTGCCAACACGGAATGCACCGAGTAAAGCGACCAGTCCGGTGGTCCAGGGGCAATCTCGCGGTATTGCACGGGCGGCTTGAAATAACAGAAGTCCATCGCGTTGATGAGCTTCTCCACCAAGTCGTCACGGGTAATGGCCGTGTACGGGGCGACGTAGTTGCACCACGCGGGATAGGTCGCCGTCGCAATCGTTCCAGCCCCGTCAGCGAATCCAGTTGGATCGCCGCCGGTAAAGCCCAGCGTCGAGTTCTTCTGAATCCAAAACGGCAAACCGCTTGGCGGCCGGGGATTCTGGGTCGAGCCGGAGGGCGCGGTCCAGCACGCCGTTTCCATCAACTCGTAGAAGTCGTTCAAGAGGCCCTGTTCGTGCAGGTCCAACATGCGAATGATCGCCGTTGCCCCTTGTTGGAACACGTCCTCGCCGATGTCGTAGGGGTAGTTGACGGTCTGCATCGACCATTCCTGCTTCCCGTTCGTCATCACGTTTTTGCGGTTCGACTTGTCCACATGGAACAAGCCGGAATGGGTGGCATTGCCCTGGTTGCGCACGCGAAGTTTCCACTCGCAACGCGGACCTGCCAGTTCCGGTTTCTTCACCTTGTCTTTGAAGAGACGATCGGCGAAGGTGTATCGCTGAAGAGGCATGGAAATGTCTTTCCACTGCCCCATCTTCATTTTGTTGAGGGTCAACTCAACAAAATCATCAATTGCTTCCGGGTATAGAGCCGCCATATTCGGTCACTCCTGAAAAACGCGAATCCGTTAGCTCTCCTGAGACATCTTTTTGAAGGCCCTGTGGAGTTCCGGATCATCTTCGATGGGGCCGTCAAACGGTTTGTCCCTCGAAGCCACCGATCCGATTCCTAGCCTTCTCGACGACTGACTCTTGACTCGCTCCGTGATTCGCTTTCGCTGTTGATTGTTCAAAACGTCCGCAAACTCCATGCGGAAAGCGCGCTCCACAAACGCCCTGTCGGTTTGTCCTTCCCGGCCAAGCGCTCGCAACCCCGTCTGATAGACTTGATGGGCGTCGAACAACTTGCGCCGGTTCGCCAACTGATCCTTCGTTTCCTTGCCGGTCTCGCCGAACAAGTCGGACTGACCGATGGAGTCAACGATGGAGTCAAACTGCTGCTGCTCGGCTTGGGCGGCCCGATCTTGGTCCGCTTGTTCGAGCCGCGAAAGACGTTGGGCAACTTCTTGTTGCACCGCGACAAGCCGACCTTCGTAGTGGTCGCGGAGATTTTCAAACTCCTTGACCACTTCCGCGTCGTAGGATTCCGGGTCCAATTGGACCTTGTAGTCCGACTGGATCGGCTCTGTCTTCTTGACGAACTTGCCGTCCGGGGCTCGCGTCTGTGCTTTGCTTTCCGCCTTGCCCGTTTCCTCCGTGGGCGTCTCCTCTTGAACGGCCTTGTCGCCGGCGGCCTGTGCCTTGCCAGCATTCATGGCCGCTTGATCGAGGAGACTAAGGGCGCGATCCAATTCCTCTCGGCTCTGGAATCCCGCAATCTGCTGATCGCTGATACCCAAGGCCGACACCACGCCCTTCAAATCGTCATCGAGCCAATCCGGCTCGGCATCGTTGGGTTGGTCTTCGCCACTCTTATCCTCAGTGGCGGCATCGTCGGCGGAATCTTTGTCATCGCCGACGGGTGTTTTGGTTTCGTCTTCTTCCGACTCGGCCGCGGGCGGCTCTTCGCCGTGCAATTCCGCAAGCGTCTTGTCGATGAAGTCGCTTTGCTTGTCCTTTGTAAGGATTTCGCCTTCTTCTTCAGTCAGTTCTTCAGTCACTTCTTCGTTTTCAACTACGGTAGACATACAGTCAGATCTCCCTTTCGATCATTTCGCGGGCCGACGACATGCCGACCAGCGCCAAGATGGCTTCCGCCAAGATTTTGTCCGCCGCGCTGCCAGTCGCGGCAATGATCTTCAGCGACGGAAGCAACTCACGAATCTTTTCCACTTCATCCATCGCAAAATCCCCCGTCCTCATCGTGAAAACCGCGATACTTCAGCCATTTGGCCCGTTGCCCTTGGCTCGTAAACTCAACAACTCCATCCGGCCGATGGTGGACGCCCGTCAGGCCGGCCTTGTGTGCGTGTTCGTTGAACTCCTCAACTTGCGACGGGTGGCAAGCGCATCCGACCGATTCCAGCGGCGTTGCTTCGCTATAGGCCCCGATGGCCGGAACCGATGCCCCGGAATCCTCACGCGGCGCATCACGGAAAAACTCTTCTTCCGTGACCTCTCTTCCGTTAATGAGGAGTTTGTGCCGTTTCATACCGCCGCCCTCGCCATCGAGGCCCCCTGCTGCTGATTCACTTGCCCGCTACCCAAAAGCGCCTGCTGAAGAATGGAACTGCGACTATCGGCAGTCCCGCCCGTCGGAATGTTCCGACGCACAGTCTCACGCGACGTGATCGGCGATTGGCGAACAGTGTTTTCGTCGCCGCCAAGACCTTCGCCCTGCGCCATCTGCGCGGCGAACGTGATGATTCGCTGAATCTCTGGCAGGTCCATGTTGTCGGCTAAGATGCGAATGAGTTCTTGCACGTCCAGCGTCGCGCCACTCGCTTGGAACATGGGCCAGAGCGGGGCAACCTGTTGCAAGACCCGCTCGATCTTCTGGACCTTTTGCATCGGGGTCGTGTAGACCATCGAATACGGTTCGACCTTGAACTCGTATTGGTCGAACTGGCCGTCCCGTTGCTCGGGCGTCCAGGAGTTGTCAACACGAATGCCCGTCTGTCCGATTTCCAGCGAGCCGGGAATCTCCAAGAAGCCGTCATTCCAGAGAATGAAGCCAAGATCGTGGCAGACTTCGGCGGCAAACTGGACCACCCTCGCCTGCATCTTCGCTTCCTTGCGGGAGACGTTGGCTTGGATGATCTCTTCTTGTCCAACGGTGTCGGACTGGGCGCCGAGCCCGGCCATCGCCTTTAGGTTGCCCGCCTGCCGATCGAAGATGTCCAAGACGGACAGAGAGAAGGCGGCAGTGATGTTGTTCACGCCGCCAGTGTCCACGGGCTGAATCGACTTCGGATCGAGACACTTGATGTACTGCCCATTTTTTGCAAGACGATGATGCTCCGCGTCCTCTTCGCCGCCCGGCGGATACAGCACAACGGTCTTCTGCTGCCGGGCCTGACTGGCCATCTTGCGATACAGACCGTTGTACAGATCGTGAAGCCCCTTGAGGTTCTGCGCGGGGGCGGAGGGTATTACGTTGTCGGGCGTATCGGCCAGAACGAGATACTTGTACGGGCCGCCCTGGTTTCCGGTCCATGGTCGGACCAATAGCGGCGGCAACTCCGTATCCACGGCGAACGTGGCGACTTCCCGATTCTCGGGCAGCCAAATATCCATCAGCCAAATCATCGGCTCCAATTCGTCATCATCGACGGCGTTGCCGGCGGCGATGTCGCGGGCAAGGTCGGTTGTGGTTTCGAGCGTCCGCTTGGAAGTCGGCGTCAGTTCCTTGACCACTTTCCTGTCGAACGCCGGTTCGCCCTTCACCTTGTCGAACGCGACTCGGTACATGTCGCCCGAAAACCGCATCTTGCTCAGTTCTTTGGCCGACAGGTCCATAATCAGGTCGTCAGCGCTGACTCGGCCCACCCACGGCTTGCCGGGGTCGAACCAAACGTCCTGCTCAATCTCCAGTTGTCCGGCGTCGGCCAAGCAGACCTTGGCGACTCCAATGCAGAAGAAGGCATCCAAGACGATCGCCTGAAGCGTCTGATCTAGGTCCATTTCCTGAATCAGATTGTTCAGCGCCATCTCGTAGCGGAAGGCGAACGGCAAGAGATCGGGCCGCCGCGTGCTGACTTTGACCCGCGGGTTATTGGCCGCTAGGGCGATCGTGTAGGTGTCGGCCGTCTGATTGATGAGGTTGACCAGGGTCTCAAACTTCGCCCCGGCTGTCGAGTACCACGATCCGACATAATCCTCGATGAGTGATCTTCGCGTCACGCGGAACGGCTCCAACGCCAAACGATTCGCCTTGATGGCGGTCATTAGCCGATGCCGATCCGTCTCGGAACGCAGGTCGATCATGTCGCACTCCAGCCAAAAAACACAGCCAAGAAAAAAACAAAGCCGGACACGCAAGGAATCGCAGCCCTGCGCGGCCGGCTTATGTTGCGACCAAGAAACGAAAAAGGGGCACCGTGATGTCGTGGCACCACGATGCCCCTATAGTTCTTGGTCATCCTCCCGACGGCTGGCCAGCCAATCGGAAGAACTTTTCCAGGTCAAATTGTCAAAAGATCAAAGTAGCGGGAGCGGGATTCGAACCCGCGGTCTCCAGATTATGAATCTGGCGAGTACACCGGACTACTCCATCCCGCATCAACTCCAAGGATCAACGCCCGCCGCAACCAACTCACCACCCGCCCAGGGGTCAAACCTCTCTTGAGTTCGTTCTTCCCTTTGCCGACACCATGCGGCACTCCCATACGGGGGATTCTTCCGCATTTCCTCGTAACTGTCAAGGTCCGACATCGGCCGATCCATGTAACCGACCCACATTACACCCGCCGCAACCGCCCGGTCGCCGTGCGCTTTGTTGTCCTCGCCCCGGATTTTCGTGGGCTTGTGGACGATCTTGCCACTGTCCCACTCGTATTCCCCAAACTCCCGAATCAAGTCCTCTGAATGGGGAATGAACTCGTTTTCCTCCATGGCGATGTTCACCTGCTCGAACAAGTCGCCCAAGGAAGACTCGGATGCGTTCCACCAGCCTGGCTTCCGCCCCTTCCGCTTCAGCCCGCTGACTTCGGCCACACGTCGGTAGAAGACGTTCCCGTACCGGGCTTCCTCGATCGCCACCTTGGCAAACGCAACACCCGTCGGCCCGTTCGCCTCCCACACCATGTAGGCATTGTTCAGCCAGCGGCAGATGGCAACGCCCAGTCGGCCGAACTTGACAGCCGTGATCGCCGGGCTGGCGTACTCCAAAACCTGCTCGCCCGTCCGCCGATTGCACCCCACGGCAGAGGAGTTGCTTGAATACCCACCATCCGTCCCAGCCGCGATGTCGAATCCAACCACATGGTCGCCCATCGGGGCCGAGTTGTCCACGCCCGGCCGAAACCACAGCTTCAACGGCCCGTTGTCCTGCTGGATCAACCCCCGCACGTCGAACGTCTCAGGGTCATAAACCAGCTTCCCCCGCCAGTCCGGTTGCCGTACATGCTCTTTTTTCATCCGATCGAGGACGTCGACAGACATGACCTTGCCCACGGCGCCCTTGGGGTTCATGTCCAACTCTCGGGCAACGCCGCGGGGCGTGGCGCCCGGCTCCAGACACTTCCGATCGTACCACGGTGACCGGAACGAACCCTCCATCTTGAACCCGCGCCGCTCGATCTTCTTCAACCGATCGGCATTCTCCTTGGCGTAGGCCGAAATCGCGGGGCCGTCGTCCGGATTCACGGGTACGGGCATACCCTCCTTCATCACATAGGCGAGCCGGTTCTGAGTCGGGTTGTCCTTCCAATCCAAGGTGATGATCTTCGCGTCCCCGGGCTCGTCGATCGTCTCCGCGAATACGCCGCAATCCGTCCCGAACGTCGAGACCCACCATCGGCAGTGAGTGACCGCGGCCGTGCTGTCCGCCGCCCGGTAATCGTCGCCCGTCTTCACGAAATCCTCGCGCCCGATCTCGTCCAGGGCGAAAACACCCTTGCGTCCGCCTCGTCCCACGTCGCCCGTCGCCGCATAGCCCGCAAACGTCGCCCCATTCTCAGGGTTGAAAATCGTGTGCTCCGATAGGCTTCGATGCTTCTCGAAGTCAAACCCCTTCGGCAACATCCACTGGGGCAGCAAGCCCAGCATCCAGTTCACCTTCCACAAGATAGCGTCCGGATCGCGCGCCGAATCGACCAGCTTCTCGTTCCGTGTCACCAGCCCCATGGAAAACAGCGGATCCCGCAGCCAACGCCGGATGCCGACCCCCAGGTACATCAACGTCCCGCCCTGCGCCCGGCTCTTCTTCAGCAGAATGTTGACCGGCTCCTCGCTCTTCTCCGAGTCGGTAATCGACTGATCCAACTCCAGTATCGCCGGATCTTGGTGAGGCCACGTGACAAACGGTTTTGTCTTTACCACCGCACGCGGCTCGAAACACCACAAGAACGCATTAAAAAAGAAGAGAACATCCGTCATCGCCGCGTCCCGCAACGCATCCTGTAACTCACGATCGTGCATCGCCAACCGCCGCATCTTCAACCGCCACTGGACATTCTCCAGCGGATCTTTCGGACAGTAGTGAAGAAACAGCGATCCGTCAGGCATCAAATCCTCCCGATACCACGTTGAGCCGCTTTGACCAAATCGGCCTCTCTGAAACCTTGCCGTCATCCCCAAACTCGACGGATTCCATCCACGGTTCTCCCTGCTCTACAATCGCAAACCAATGCAAATCAATCGAATCGGACCCGAGGCGACGAAATCGAACCAACCCACCCCACCGATCCGACTTTCCCCGATACACCATCCACCCGTTCTGCTCCGAACGAAGAACCCAGCAAACACCATCACACCAAACCTCAGTCCGCAACTTATAGAGGTGAATCTCAATCGACGGATAACCGCCCAAGTCAATCAAAAACACCTCCGGCTTTTCCTCCCGCCGAAAACCAACGAAAGGAATCGCCGCACACGCCAATACCCGTCCTAAAAACGATCGCCTTTTCATTTCATGTTCTCCATCATCTGATCGAGGACTCTTTCTATCTCCGCTATCGACTTTCGCTCCTTCTTCACGTACTCCTCGTCTTCCGCCGACTCCCCTACCTTCTTCACCTTCTGAACCACGTCCCGCACAAATCCATTCAAGTTCTGCAACGCCAGCCGAAACAACAACATCGTCCCTTCACTCGGCGGCGCACAACGCGCTCGAGCTAAATCCACCCGATGTCCCCGCGACGTCTCCTCCACAACCAACTCGTAGTTTTGGTACACCCAATCAACCTCGTCCGGCAACTCCGCCGTCGCAGGCAACACTCCCCACGATGCCGGACGCTTGAATGAAGACGACACCAGCGCCAACTCCAATGGCGCACACTCCCGTACCAATCGACGATGAACCAACTCTTCCTCAGGCAACGCCGGATACTTCTCCGCCATCGCCTTCCATGCCATCTGTCCCGCCTCTCCCCTCTTCGTCCCAACCGATACCAACCGCGAATACGACTCGTCCTTGAACTTCCGCGCTGCCTCAAATCGTCCCTCTCGCCGAAGCCGATTCACCAACCCACGCTTGTCTGCCGGCGTTAATGCTCGAACCATCTCTTCCAACCCTCTTAAAATAGAACTACCCCATCTTAACATCCCGAAAAACCGTGTGTCGCCGAAAGGGGGTAGTTACGTGTATGGGACCCATCGGGTACGGGGGGTCTGGTTCGTTTTCCGGGGACAATCGCCAGACGACACACACAATAGGCTATCGACCTGCTTGCGTAACTCATTGATACACAACGACTTACGATGTATGAATAGCATGAACAAGGGAGACGCTTACTCATATTGGGCATGTACACTCGATGCACTGGAGCGCTCACCAGTGTTACAGAGTGCAACAATCGTGTTACACATCAGGCCGGAATGAGCAAATGGAATTGACCTCCAGGCTACGCAACACGACTAAGATCACAACATGGGTGATGTATGACTGAGCTATACGTGCCTGACTGGCATGATGATTACAATCAGCATGATCGTAATGATAGATGGCTCTCATCCCTTTTGCATAACCCCCCGACCCCCCTTCTCTCTTCCCCTTCTCTCAGGGATTGGAGTGGAGTTTCGTAGGATTGTGCTTTTCGTTGTTGGGTGCCCGAGGGAGAGGCCTTGGCTTTGCTTGCCGGGAGCTCTTCTTGGGGATGGTCGCCTTCGTGCCGACACCACATTGCAGTTAGGTTGCCACGTTGGGGCTGTAGGCCGAGATGCAACGCTCGGCGGCCGGCTGGAGGCCACGGCCGGCCATGTGGAAGACGCCAGCTTGGGCGAGCGACCACACGCCAGCATTGTGCTCCTTCACACCAATTCAGTCAAGGGCCGACTTACATCGCGCAGCGATAGACCTTGACCATATTCCGGCAAAGCCCTCTAATGCGAACAGCCAAGAGGGTATCTTGGCTGTTCTAACCATAACAACCCGGATAAGGGGTATGTCATGTCTGTCGCTGATTCTACAGAGTTATCGCCGTGCGAACAAGTAATGAATGCGGGCGCTGAGCTATTCCAGGAAGAAAAGATTTGCGCCGTCTACTTCCTTTGCATCGACGGCGAGGTAATGTACGTGGGCAAAAGCACTCACCTGAGACTCAGACTCATAGCTCATCGAAGCCGTACATTTCAGTCAGTCTTTATTATTCGCTCCACACCCAAGGAAGTCGGCCGCCTAGAACGCGTGTGGATCGCTAAATTACGCCCGAAATGGAATCGACGCATACCTGGTCAGTATACAGACAAATTTCTCGCGAAGAAACGGGCGTTTGCCAGAGCCGCCAAGAAATTCAAGGAAAGAAATAGGGATTTCAGGATAATGAATAAGGTAACATCTACATCCCTCAAAACTTTTCTTAAACGTTGTGGCATATAGGTTTGTGGCCCGACTTTGTTAAAATTATCCTTGACATTGAATAAGGCTATGATAAACTGCCGATAGAAACAAAACGGGCCGATAGGAAACATCACTTCCCAAACCGGCCCTATCCACAACCCTTACTGAATTGGAGTAAGAATCATGGCTACGGCTACTGTAGCTTCTCAGACCTCATCCCGTCAACCGCTGGCCGGCAGCCGGCTGATCCAGCCGATAGACCACGGCTGTTTCGTGTCGGCCGACAAGGCTCCTTCGCCTACTGCTTTGCGTGCCTATACCACCACTCGATTCTATTGTGTTAAGAGGGCGGGACGATGATTAGCCACATACTGCAAGAGGGCCATGGCTATTGGGAAATAACTCGCCATCCCTACGGCGGCGAATTTCACCGCGCATCATGTGCGTTTGGCGTTACTCTGCTGCCGGGCAGAAAAGGGCAGCAGGCCGACGAGGTTATCGTCCAAGCGCTCGGAGAATCGGGCCTGCGTACCTTAGTCGTGAAGCAATCGGATTTGATCCCCGTTTAATCCCCACCTCCCCGCGTTGCGAAGAGA